CAGGCAATAGAAGTCATATCTGCTATGATGTCTTTTATTATATTATCTGTATCTTTAATATAATTTGCTCCTAATCTTTGCTTTATTTGTTCTAACATCTATTGCCTTCCTTTCTATCCTTTTGAGATTATTCTTGCTATAGCAATTTCTTTATGGTTATATGTATTTCCATCAGAACCTACTACTAAATCCCAGTTTGCTCCATCTGCTAATTCTTCATCTGTTGGTGAATCTGTTGCTTGATTTTTCATTAAGTAACTAACACCATGAGGAGCCATTACTTTTCTTTGTCTTTCATATAAGTAATCTCTATCATTATCAGCATCTCTATCCATTTCATGAGGTACTTTTGCTCCTAAGTCTTCATAGTCAAATGCTCCTTTTCCGAAAACATAAGTAACATACTTAGAATCTCCATATCCTGAAACTTCATAATAGTTTCCAATATTTTCAACAGAAGGTTCTGCAACTGCTGTATAATTTGTTCCGCTTTTTGTATAATATGTTTTTCCTTCTGTTAAAGTTTTATCAGAAGTTTTTGCATATATTGGGTCTCCCTCTTCTTCTGTTATTTCGTCATATTCAATTAATAATTTTCCATTCCATGTATAAACATTTAGTTCTCTTTCAATTCCATTTGGGTCATTATATCTTAAGTTTGTTACTAATTTTTTTCCTTCTAGATTTGTTACTATTACAGAGTTTGCTACTGCTAATTTAAAGTTTCTTCTTCTATCTCCACATGCTTTTTGTAACGCTGTATTTAATGTTGTTTCAGCTACTGATGACTCAGTTTCTCCTGATATATCATATGTGTGTTTTGAAGCAAAAACTTTACCTGCATCTGATTTCATTGAGAATAATGCTTTTGTTATAATTAATAATACATCTTCCCATGCGCTATCCCAGTAATCTCCTAGTTGGTCTGCAACTTGACTCATAAAGTCTTTTTTAGATGTTACATCATATGTAAAGTCATCTTCATAAAACTTGTCTTTTCTACCAATAACAACAACACCTTGTTTATATGTTGGCAATGTTTTTCCTTCATCATATTTTGTTTTTCCATCATAGTTTACTGGTTTGCCTTTTAATCTTCCTATCATTGGAATTATTCCATATTCAGCACCAGTTTGTGATGCAAACATTTCTCTTATTTTATTGTTTCCTTGTAATACTCCTGATTTTATTAATAAATTTAATCTTTCTTGTGGAATTGTGTCATAATAAGCACCGAATGCTCTTTCATTAAAATATTTTTTGTTAAATGTTCCTGTACTTGTAAAATCTGCCATTTTTTTATACCTTCTTTCTTTTAATTCTTATATTTTGATAATTTGCAAAGTTCTTCATAAGTCATTTGACTTTCTGGTTTAGAACCTTCAATTGAATCTCCTGTTTGAGGAGCAGGTTCTTTAGAATACTCATTTATTGCTTTTTCTCTATCTGCTTTTGATACTTTTTCAAATATATCTAATTTTGAATTGATACTTTCAGCAGTTTCTCTTGAAAAATCAATAGTATCTATATATCCTAATGAGATACCTCTTTGATTTGCTTGACGAATTGTTTCGTCTTTTAATCTGTAAGCATTTAGTTCATTTTCAGCCTTATTTGCTCTTGCTCTCTCCTGCTCCAATTCGTAAGACTTCTTTTGGTCTTCGTCCATTTTTGCAAGTTTATCAGCCTCTGCTTTTTTGGCTTCCATTTCTTCTAACATTGCTTGTCTTTCTTTTTGCTTTTCAGCATTAATCATCTTGTTTACTTCATCTCTTGTATAAGTTTTTTCTTTATTTTCTTCGACATTTGATGGTTCAACTTTTTCTACACTCTCGGCAGTAGATTCCATATCTTTTTTCATTTCTTCATCTTTATTATCCATGATGAAATTCCTCCTTTAACTTTTTCGGCTGAGTTATAACCAAACTATTTTGACTTTTTACGGAAGTCTAACCAAACAAAATAGACAGTTTAAAGCCATATCTAGGGCATAAAAAAAGAACTAGTCGACTTAGCTCTTTGATTTATAATTATAAAATGTTAATAACTTATTTATTATCTTTATTCTTTGCTTTCATATATCCTTCTGCATAATTATATTTTAATACCCACATAGCTGGGCTAAATATTGTAATTACCGTAAATATAATCCAATACCAAGTTGGCATTTGTAATTTAATACTTAATATTAAAACTAATAACCACATATTATTTATCCTCCCTTGTTACTCCTTTTATAACCCAAAATTGTGCTTCTTCTAGTTTAGTTAATGCTAATGATGTTTCTCTACTTGGTTTGCACTTTAAATCAATTTCATCATAGATAATTGAGAAACATTCTCTTATATGTTGTATTCTGTTGTTTTTTTCTTCATCTACTGCTAAATATTTTGCTCTATCGTTCATTTTTTCACCTTCTTTCCATAATAAAAGAGTAAATACAATTATGTACTTACTCTTATTTCATTTTAGTTATTATTATTTCTATTTTTTGACAAAATCCATCTGATTTCATATAAGATACATAGTAATTCTCATCATCAACTTCAATCTTTTGTCCTGCTTGAAATTTTAATATTTTCATATCGTCAAAAGTTATAATTATTTTTATTTTACTATTCGTGATTTTCCCAAAAGGCTCGGTCATAATAGCATACCCATATAAAACAGCTTCATATTTTGCATTATCAATATCTATAAAAAAGCCATAGGTTCCTTCTTGTTCTATAACTCTATTGATTGTTTTTTTAGATAAATGTGTTAATATTTTCATTTGCTTAACTCCTTTTCTAAATATTCTTTATATTCTGCAAAACTATTCCATTCATCATAATTAAAACCTAATGGTCTTTTGCCATTTTTTTCTATATACTTATGAATTAACTCTTTTACATCATTTGGTATAATCATTATATAACTTCACTACCTTTTCTTTAATTTCTTTCAACCCAGATATACTATTAATTATATCTAATGTATCTTTGTTATTTGTTAAATATGCTGACATTATATTTGCCGACAACTCTTTTTCTATCCTTGTTACATCTTCAAGCCAATATTTGCTTGAATGATTATAGCTTCCTGATATTTTACTATTTGTTACAGCAGAAAAAATATCACTTAATGTCATATTATCTTCATATTTACTACTAGATAACATTTTGATATATTTATCTTTATCTATATCTATTTGTAATCTTGCTCTTCTTAATTCATTGTCTATGTTTAATTTATCAGATATATTATTTCTTATATCTATCATATGTATAATTTCATGACTTAAACTTTCAGACAAATCATAATATTTAAAATCTGAGTGGTTTGAATTTATATATATCTTATCATCATCAATACTATATCTCATTGGAACATTTAAGTTATTATCTATTTTTGCATTATTGCCTGTTAGATATTTATTAAACAGTCTTTTTACACTGGAATTTAATTTTGTGTTGCTTAAAACTTGTTTAATATCTTTACTTATTTTAGGTATATCAAGATTATACTCTGTTTTTTCTTGTTTTTCAACTGGTGGCAAATACATTATCGTACTTCTGCAATAATGAAAGTGATGTTGAATTGGTGGAAGATTTAAGCCTAGTACTAATCCATTGCATCTAATTCTTTGTACTGTTAATTCTTTTTGTGTCTCACCATAATATCTATCAAATACATTTTCTTTGTTAATATAAAACTCTTGATTATTTAAACTATCACACATTAAAGTTGTTTTATCATCTTCTACTGCAATAAATCTAACTTTTGAATTATCTTCTGTTACTTCTTTTATTCCTTCTGCTTTTGCTAGATTATTTAATCCAATCATTTGTAAATCTACTGCACCTGATATCTTATCATTATTTATATTAAGTTTTTGATTATTTTGCCTGTTTATTATCGTTTGAAACTCGCTAGAATTGATTTCTAGGTCTCTTTGTTGTTGTATATTTAAAATTGCCTGTTTGTATAATTGTTGTGTATTATATTGCATTGTAGCTTCAATATACTGTTTCCAATTAAAGCCACTATAATTTGGTTGATCTAATAATGCAAGAAATAAAGCGATCGCTAATATTGATGGCTTTTTCTTTTTATTTACTTCTTGTTGTCCTTGTTCATAGTAATAATTGGCATCTTCATACATTATTTGTTTTTCTTGTTCTTCAAGTTTGCTTTGTTCTTCTATATATGCACTATAAATTAGTAATTCTAATATTTCACTATTTTTTACTCTTGTTCTTTTGTAAATATTGTTTGCTAATACAGTAAAGTAATTATTATTTTTTAGTAATCCTTGTTTTTTCCAAGACTCTATATATGTATTTATTCTTTTCTTAGTTTTATTATCTATAATATTGTAGATATTTTCTGTTGTAAAATTAAATGTATCAAATAGTTCTTGTAATCTGTTTTGTGTTTGTCTTGATGTTTTATTGTATAGTTGTTTTAATTGTTTTACATGTTTGTCATGTTGCTCCCACATATAAAACACCTCTATTCTTCTTTATTGATTTGTTTATTAACTACTTTAGTTTGTTCTTTCTTATTATCTGCTGTTAGTTTTTGTGCTTTTTGTGTGTCTGTTAAGTCTGTCACTTTATCATCTTGTTTATCTTCTTTATTATCTTGCTCTGCTCCTGCTTGTCCCATCATTTGCATTTGTTGTAAATTCTTTTGAATATTTTCTTCATTTTGTAAGTCCATTTTTGCTAACTCACTTGTTGCATCTAAATCAAGTCCTAATAAGTTTATGACCGTATCATCACTTACTAATCCTCTTATTTTTAATGCATTAGTAATCATTGTTGCTACATCAGAAGGTAAATTTCTATTTAGTTTTATTTCAATATCTCTAAAATCATATGTTTTACCTTTTTCTTTATTGAATTTTTCTAATATTATTCTCCATCTTCTTTTTAAACCTTCTTCGAAATCTCCTTCAAATGTTGCTATATATTGTTGTAAACTAAAGAATTTCTTTTCAAGTGCTGCATTATTATCTGCTTGTGTAAAACCTAAATCTGTCATATTAGGGCAAAATGAACACAAACAAATAATATCAATCAATGTCTTTTTGTGATTTTGTAATGCCGTATCGTTTACATTCTTTTCAACCCAAGCTATATCACTATTTACATCTTTATTTCCATCAAGATATCTTACTCTACTTGTTAATACATACTCATCTTCTTTTTGTCTTGCAGGGTTTATAATATCTTCGCCTTTTTCATTTTGTATAATCATCGGATTTTCTGGTGTATATCCTCTAACTTTCAATATTGCTTCATCATTATATTTAAATACATTTCTTGAATTTTGAATACATCTCTCATATGCTCTTATTAAACTGATTACAGGTTCAAAAATTGCTATTCCATCGCAATTTTCTATTGCTGTTGCTGGTATATCATCGTCCCATTTTTTAGGTTGTTGTTCTTTTATGTTTTCTTTAAATAATGGTTCATCTTTAAATTTTTGTTCATACGCTGGTGTACCAAATATTTTTCTTTTTTCAGGTGTATCGTAATAATATCTTTTTCCATCTGCTGTTGTTAATTCTATCATTTGTTGATATTCACCATTTGCCATATATGTACGAATTATTCTGTATATACCTATTAAATTCTTTTTAGCTGAATAATCCCATATAGCGATAGTTTCTAATGCATCACTTCTTGCTATTGTTATTTCTCCTGTTTTTTCGTCTTTATAGTATATTTCATAGCAAGCTCTTTTTATTAAGTAATCTAATACCATATGTAAAAAATGTGAAGCATCATTATTATAGTCATTTATATGTTTAATTAATTCTTTTATTTCTATTATTTCTTTTTCGTCATTAGTTTCATGATTAAATAGTTCTTTGATTATTTTGTCTTTATCTTTATTAAATGCTTTTACTTTATATGTTGGTGCTTTTCCTCCAAAATAACCGGCAGACATAACACTTATATATCTCTCAAGTGGTACTTTTATATCTTCATCATCTAAACTTGCTAGTTCTTCATCTGTTAATTTTCTTCTAAAATTCTCATATAATTCTTTTCTAACATCTAATTCTAGTTGTGTTTTAAAATATATATCTGTTATACTTTTTTCTTCCACTAATCTTTCTTTACTATATCTTAACATTGTTTCCTCCAATCGAAAAACACCTACTTTTTAGTAGATGTTACATATTTATAAAAGACTTATTAGTCATTGTCATATTTGTATTTTTAGGTTTTGGATTTTCATATACCCCTGTTAAACAGTCTTCAGCATCATCATGTTCATTTTTTCCTGTTCTCACATAATGTTTTAAATGTTTGGCAAATTCTGGCCATCTATCCTCCCAATTAATTGGAAAATAAATGTTATTCATTACTCCTGTCGAATTACTTAATATTCTTGCAACTTTGTTTTCTCCTTGATGAAACCAATTTACTTTTGTGTGAGTATTCTTTAACTCCTTTAACTCTTTTTGCACATTCCTTGCAAACCCTCTACCACCATTATTACTTTCTATATTCGCATTTCCTACATTATCTTTGGTCATCATTTCTGCTACTGCTGGTTCTGTCACTTCCATTGACTCTTGTGTATAAATAACATCCAAGATATAATATTCACTGTTATACATTTGATAGTCTATTGAGCATAAGTAATCGTCGCCCTCATCTGCTGTATCTGTGTAATTCATAATATAGTGTGCTGGTGGTAATTTTTCATAAGTTTTAAAGGATGTATATAATCTATTTTTTACATCTATTGGTTCTTGTTGATAGTTGGCATATATAATGTCTTTGTTCATATTTTTAGTCTTAAATTCATAATCTTCTTTACTTAATACATCTTCACACAACATTGAACCATCTTCTTGAACTGCTTTGTAGTTTATATGCCTTACATTAGGATAATTTTCTAGTATATATCCTGCTAAATCATTACTAGACCATCTTGTCATTATTATAATTAGCTTAAATCCATTTTCTGTCCTTGATAACATTGTATTATTAAACCAGTCTATATGATTTTTTAATGTATTTTCATTATAGGCTTCTTTAGCATTTTTTATGAGGTCATCTATTATCATTATTGTACATCCAAACCCTGTTGCAGTACCTGTTGGCGACGTTGCTAAATAATTTGACACCTTACTTCCAGCTAATGCCCACTTTTTTTGTGTAGCTTCGCCATCTTTAATCTTGGTATTAGGAAATATATCATTATATACGATTACGCCTTCTGTTTTTTCAGAAGCTATTGTGTCTCTTACTGATTTTGCAAATGAACTCGATAAATCCTCATTGTATGATCCTGTCATTATCTTTTCGTTTGGATTAGTTCCTAATATCCATTCTACAAATTTTCCTGCAGTTCTTGACTTTCCATGTCTTGGTGGCATATTTATTACACATACTTTTTCATCGCTCTTGTAAAAATCTTGTAATTGATAGCATAAATCTTTTAAAAAGTTACGTTCTTCTTCGTAAAAATCAGATGCAGTTAATTTACAATATTCAAAAAAATCACGTCTGGCTAATTCCAAACGTGCTTGTTTTTTTATTTCTTCTTTTAAATTATTATTCATTCAATATCTTTCTCAGTTCTTCTATTGACATTCCTGAAAATGGATTATTTGTATTAACATTGCCATCAATTGTTACTTTTTCCTTAAACATTCCTAAATGTTTTCCTAATAATTCAAGAGCCTTTGTTTTATCTAATAGTTTTACTTTTTGTGTATCTCCTATTTTTTCTCTGTCATCTCCATACCCTTCATATTCTTCTAAAGTTTCTAGTGATGATATTGCTCCTGCTGTATCGCTATCTATATCTGCAACATTTTTTAATTGTCCATTTTCTGTATATAATTTTCTTATATCTAAAAATGCTATTTTGGCTAATTCTTTTATTACCATATCTTGTGTAACTTCTGTTCTTTTTTCTATTTCTTTTTGCTTTTCAGATATGTATTCTTGAACCTTAACATTTCTTAACATTCTGCTTGATGCTGCATTAGCTGTTTCATCTTCTTTACATTTTGGATAAGCAACCTTATATGCTCTTGTTGCATTAAGGTCTATTAAATACTCATCGCAAAATCTTTTCTGTGCATTTGTCAATTGAATCACCTCTTTTGTCTGTATCTTATTTTTCTATTCAGCTAAATAGATATGTTTTCCGTCTCCTAATATATTTCTTTCATCGCATTTTTTTATAACTGACATATAACCTTTTTTAAATACTGTTGGTCTATCTCCTCTTATTATTGGAATTATAGCTATAATTTCCCTATTATCTTTCTTATAAATTATTAAATCGTCATTCTTCATTTATGTTCTCCGTACATATTCTTTTATTATTTCATTTATAAAATCATTACTACTTGCAACTACTTCGCATACATCTTCATAGCTGAATGTTTTATCGTCGTTTTGATTATGTCCGTATTCATATAGCCAAACATGTGTTAGTTCGTGTTTCAATGTCTTTATTATATTAGCTTGATCTTTTAGTAGCATTATTGTTTGAGTTCTATATATTGTTACTCCTAATGTTCCATCACTTTTCATTTCGTTATTAATTGTGGCTTCATCTACTTCTTCTATTAACCATTCCGTATTATTTATTTTAAATTTCATCTTTATCCTCACATATATTTAAATATTTACATTTGTCGCATTGTCTTTTCTCATCTACAATACACTTTTGTCTCTTCTTGTTCTCATAAAATTTTCTTCTTCTATATTCACTGTCTATGTAGTTTGCTATTATACTACCTCTCATATACAACACTTCCTTTGTATAAAACACTATGTAATGATACAGGATTATACAAGGCGCTACCTCGTATCGTTTGGATTTCTGGTATCAACACAGCCTATAGCCTTTAGCTTACGAGCCGAATCTCTTGGAAGTTCTGATATTTCTCTTCCCTGTGTCGGAATTAATATCTCAACCTTTTGCTCCCATTGCTTTTTTATATCATTACATACTATTTTACTTGGCGACAGAGTGAGGTGTCGAGCCCCAAGCATTTTACTGCTCCAACTGTTTTCAAGACAGTGTTCAAAGCCGTTTGAATTACTCTGCCATGTAGGGGATTTTAATTTTATTTTCAACGAAGGTTTCCCCACTTTTTACTCCGCATATCTAGGGGCTACCTAGAACCTGGCGACAACCTATGGACTTGCACCATATACCTTATTAGGTACGCATTTCTTAGCAGGAAAGCTCCAAACTTTCTGGATTAAGTTGTCAATTTTTACTAGGTAACTAACTACGACCACCTCAGCAGTCTTAACATACCGCACTAGTTCAGTATATCTTTAATAGCAATTACCTATAATAAGGCCTCTAGTATATTAATATCTAATAGAAAAATAGAGCTAAACATTTAATGTTCAGCTCCGCAAAAGTTTATATCTTTTTTTCTCTATTATAATTATAACTCTTTCAAAACCAAATTTCATCCAAATTTCATCACAATTTTATCACAATTTTTCATTATTCACCTATATTTAGTACATCAAGCATACTTTTTATTGCCATGTCCCTTATATTTAATAATTGATTTATAGATTTTGGTTTTTGGAACTCCATACAGTATTGTTGTGATACATAATCCCATTTAGACTTTTCCATATAATATATCTTTACAACGAACTTTTCTTCTGCTGATAGTTGATTTATCATGTTTTCAACTCTTACTATTTTTTTATCTAACTCGTCTTTCAATTTGTTTAGTTCTTCTAATTTGGTTTGTAAAAATTGCCTATCTTCTTTGTTTATGTGTCTTTCCTCTCTATGATAATTCATTGCTGTATTTAGTACTTTATCTGATACTTTGTTTGTATTACTATGTATACTATCATAAGCCTGTCCAGCTAACTGCATATTTTCTATAATTTCGTTTTCTGTTTCTTCATATACCGTTCCAGCATATTCCAATCTTTTTTCGTATTCTTCTTTTTTTAATTGTATTTCCGTCAGCTTTGCTTGATTTTTTAAGTGATCCTTTAACATGGTTTCAACATCTTCTTTTATATATTGCATCTTTTGTACCTCCTCATATTAATTTTCTAAGATCTTCTTTTCGTAGTGCTATAAAGAAATTTCCTAAATTAAAACTTATTACCTCGTCTTCGTCTATAACACTGAATTTCTTCTTTATTACAGTATCATTCTTAATTATTACCATTTCTATTGTATCTTCTGTTCCCATAGATTAACCTCCATTTTATTTGATTTCTTTTGCTTTATTCTCAAAATATTGTTTGATACAGTCTTTGCAATCTAATTCTCCTGAATTTGTGTCACAATTTACTTTTTTGCATATATCTTCGTCAATATCTAAATTCATAATATAATAAGTCATTTGTTCTATTATTTTATCTTTTTGCTTCAGTTCTTGTTTTTGCCATTTCATATATTCAGCTAATGCCTTTTCGTTCTCTTTTTGTAGTTTTTCTATATTTTCTACTGGAATATAGTTTTTATCTATGTAATGTTGTATTTTCTTTATGTTCTCAAACGGCGTATTTCCAAATAATTCTTCAAATTCTTCCTCGTTCATTTATTCCTCACTTTCTAATATTTGCAATTCTAATTCTTGATATCGTTCGTTATCTTCTTTTAAGCTGTTCACTTCTGTTCGTAGCTGTTCATTTTCTTTCATTTTTAATTCTCACTTCCTATGCTACCGACATCTGTGTCGCTACCATCTAATAATTCTTGTAAGGCTCTTTTTTGATTCAATAAGCATAACTTGTCTTTTTTAACTGCTTTTTTGTATTTTTCGTCATCCTCGTCTAAATATATGCATTCTGATATTGCTATGTCCAATTCTTCTATTTTGGCTTTTATTTTTTGAATTGGAATACAATACTTTTCTTTTATCCATTTTTCATTCTTGTATGATATATATTCATTGCTTTTTTCAGATTCGTCTAACATTTTTTGTAAAGCAATCCAGTCACAATTAACATCAAATTCTAACTCATTTTCATTTTTTCTTATGTTATTTTTTAATTCTTCATTTTCTTTTTGTAGTTTAAAATAATTTTCATTATAAACTAAATGTCCATTTCCACCTTCAATTAATTCAATTGCTCTATTTTTGTCTATTTCATCAAAATTATTGTTTTCTATTCTTTCATATAATTTCATTGTTATTCCTCCTTTCTAGTAATTCTTGTAATCTCTTTTTTATATCTAAAGATTTTGTGTTCATTGCTCTTAGCCTTACTATTTGATAATCATTTTTTCGATAACTTGCATAAATATTTGTATTTTTCGATATTATTTCTTTAGTCTTTTTTATATCATAATCAATTCTGTCTATTATGTCTTTTAATTTTGATTTTGGAATATTATTTCTCTCGTATTCATCTAATTTTTCTAAATAGTCGTTATAAACAATGTTTACATCAAATTGTTTTAAACTTAACTTGTTTTTTAATTTTTCATTTTCTTTTCTTAATTCTTTAATTTGTTGTTTTAATTTTTGTTCTGTTCCATAACTTCCTTGTTCTAAATTATTCCATTCTTCCCAAGCTTGTTCTTTTTCTTCCTTTAATATTTCATTCTCTTTTAATACTCTTTTATAATCTGATAAGATATTGTCTATTGCGTTATCTAATTCAAGACATTTATAAATGTCTCCTATTTTCCAGCCTCCACATCTAACATCTCTTTCTAATTTATCTCTTTGCATTTCATTGTTTTTAAATTTTTCTAATATTTCTATATTTTCTTCTATACTATTTCCTATGCTACCGACATTTGTGTCGTTACCATCACTATTTTCTTTCACTTAAAGCACCTCCTCTTCTAGTTCAATAACTTTTGCTATTTTTGCTCCACATTTAGGGCAATAATTATAACTATTATCTTCTGGTGTTCCATATTCAAAGTACCACTCTTCTTTACAATTACTGCACTCATATATAATATAATCATAATCATCTTGTTGTATAAAATTACATTCTTCCACTTAAAATACCTCCTAAAATATAATAAAATTATGAATACTATCTGTATATTCTTTATATTCTCTCCCCTCATTTATAGATATTTTGAAATCATATTCGCCATTTTCTATTACTGTTTCAATTTTTGTTACTATTCCACTATGTTTGCCATCTTTTGTTGTTAATCTATCTCCAATATTAAATCCTCTCATTTTATCCTCCTATCTTTTTCAAATAATCTTTCATAAATTCTTTTTGCTTACCCGTCATTTTAATTTTAGTATAAATACAATTTTCACCATTTGGTAACATTCCCACACTTATTGTTTTAGCTTTCTCATATTGATTTATAAAATCATTAAATATTACTTTTATTATTTCTTTATTTTCTATCTCATCAGCTGTTTTCACTATGTATCACTCCTCCTGTCTAATTTGCTTTTAAAATAAGGTTTATTTTCTGTGTTATAGCACAAGCTAGAATTAGGGCATTCCATAGTTTTCTTTTTTATGCACATATCACAGTCCTTATTTTTTTCAGCTTTTATTATATCTACCAAACAACTTCCTATTGATTTTCCAAAACCCATATCTTATTTACTCCTTTCAACATTTTCATTATGTTTTATTTGTTCTATACAACTATTTGAATAACCATTTTTTGTACATTCAATACATATTCTATAATCGTATTCTTTTAATAATTTATATGAATTTGTATTGTCAATTCGTTTTCCACAGTTATAACATTTCATATATCTTATTTACTCCTTTACTCCCAAATCTATCTCTTTCCACATTTCAAATAAATATTGTTTAGCGTTTTGCAAATGTTCGTTTATTTCTTTTAAATCTTTTTCTGTAATATTGTATATTACAACGTGCCATAAATCTCTTCCATGTCTTTGTAAAGCATGATGTAATTTTAAAATATAACTATCTAATTTATTACCTAAATCGTCTTCCTTCTGCTCTAAATCAAATCTAAATAATAAATTATAATCAAAATCATAGTCTAAACCACACTTCTCTTTAAATTCTTCCCACGAATTACATTCCGTAGTTCTTTTAGTTTCCCAACATTCACAATAATATTTATGATTTGTTTCTTCTAGTTTTAACATATCTATTCTCCTCCTAATTAAACCAACCAAATATTGTTGGTGTACTTTGTCCTGCTACTGCTATTGCCCACTCATTATGCCACTCTAAATCAATAATATATTTGCAAATATGTGCTAGTTTATTTTTATTTCTTGTTTTAAATGCTATAAATAATATTTTGTTTCTTCTTCTATATTTTTTTATATATTTTTCTATTTCTTTAAGCGGTGTATCTCCATTTATAGATTGTTCAATATCTCCTAAAAATTCTTCAAGTTCTTCATATTGTTTTTTATTAAGACTATGTACTAATTCATAAAGATGATTAAAGTATTCGTAAAATTCTTTTTCAGTTTTCATCTTCTCCTCCTACTAACTCGCTTTCGTATATATTACCCATTGTTTCTAATTCTTCATTAATAACTCCTAGTTCCCATTCTTCCGTTTCTTCAAAATCTGACAATATAAAACTTCCGTTAAAAAACATTATTTTTCCTATCATATTCTCATATTTTGCTATATCTCCCTCATATATTTCTTTTCCATTTTTATCGTCTAGTCCTGTGTATTGCATTAATATTAGCCCAGTACTTTCGGGAGCAATAAAAGTATTTTTCATATTAGTATCTAGAAAATCATTCCAATTTAATATTTTCTCAGACACTTCATCCCATGCTCTAAATTTTATCTCTCTATTCATCTTTATCCACTCCCATTTTTTGAATTAAATTACATACTTTATCCTTACTGATATTACCTTTAGTATTTTTAATTGCTTCTATTATTTTTTCTTTAAAGTCTATAATTGAAGCATTTATATTGTCTTTAATTACTTTATCCATATTTTTAGATTGTTTATCTACTTCTAATTGTTTAATTTTATAAGTATTTACTAAATCATAGAGCTTATATAATTCTTCTTGTTTTTCATTTAATTTTGTTTGTAAATTATTTATTTGTTTCTTATTTTCATCTTCTCTTTTCTTAAATTCCTCTAATGTTACTAATGCTCCATCATATAATAGTTTATATTTAGATTCTTCTTCTAACTTTAATTGTAATTGTTCATTTTGACTTTTAACTTCTCGTATTTCCTTATATCCATTTAATAAATATTGTTTTAAATCTGGAACTTTTATTTGTTGCACATCTGGCAATGTTTCTTCTGTAATCATTTCGGTCTGTTCTTTCTTTTTAAATAATAAATTAATTAGATTCATTTTCTCCTCCTACTTTATTTTAATAAAAATACATGTTTACTCTATGCTTGTAACAATGTTTAAGCATATTTAACCATAATTGGTTCTCACATATTCTCCGCACTTCTATCTCTTTCATATTTCCTCCTACTTAATAATCTTTAATTCCAAATCTGGATAAACCTTCTCAAATATTTTATGTTTTAATTTGAATACATCTGTCTGCATTCCTTTTACATCTTCTACTATTGTTTTACCATTTTCTATGTACTTAAAATCCGCAACATATTCTATTTTTCTAAATGTTCTTCCGTTTTTCTTAAAACTATCTTGTAACAGAAATCGAGGTTGTAATTCTAAGTCTGTTATTGTCCCTGCTCTTTCTAACAGCTTTAATTCTTTATATCTTGTTGCTTCTAGATTACTATCAAACTTTATATTGTCTACTACTATTTTTGTGTTTTTATATTTGTTCATCTTTTGCCCTTTCTGCTAATGTATCAAAACTTATTTGACCATTTGCTAATATTCCTTGTAATCTATCTAAACTAATTTTGTGATATTCTGGATCTATTTCTATTCCTATAAATTGTCTGCCTAATTCTTTTGCTGCAACACATGTTGTTCCACTTCCGGCTAAAACAATCTAAAACTATATTTTCTTTTTGTGTTGTATGTAATATTTGTTTTTTTATTATTTCTAGCGGCTTTATTGTTGGATGATCATATTTCTTTTTATCTTCTACATTTACTTGAGATATATAATATTTTGATTTCAAGTCATAACCATCATTTAAAAATATCTTTCCTTTTTCTCTAAAATATAAACAATATTCTGTGTCTGGTAAAAAAGTATTTTTAGTCAATGGTGTTGAATTTGTTTTATGCCATGTAAGAATCTCAAATGTTGTATTACATTTTTCGAAGAATAAAAGATAATCCTTTATTTGTTCTTTATTGCACCATATAAATATATTAATATTTTTCAAAACTCTAACAATATCCTGCAGGATATCTAATTTGTATCCGTTGTTTATTTTTTTATTTACGATTTCTTTGCCTGGAGCGCATTCTCTGTTTTTAAAAATTCCTGTTTTATTTATTGTTCCACAATGAAAATTATAAGGTGGATCTATAATAACTAAATCAATGCTTTTATCAGGAATATCTTTTATTAATTTATAACTATCTCCTAATGTTATTGTATTTAACATATCTTCAAATTTCATTTTCTCTTTTCTTTAGCTCCTCTCTTAATTTTTCTTGCCAATTTTCAATACCCTGTATAAAGTTTTTACATCTCATTACTGGCTTATAGTCTGTATCTGCTTGTTTGTTACAGCCTAGACAATAATAACATAGTGTATTCTTTTTTATTTGTTGCATAGGCTAGTCCTCTGGCATTTCATAAACTTTTGGAATATTAAATATATTAGGTTGTATATCCATTTGGCCTTGCATTATTGCAGGTCCTCCAGTCAATTGTAAATAACTAGAATACTTTTGTACTATTTCTGCTAATACTTTTTTTGCTCTTTCTTCTGTATTATATTTTCCTAGTCCTTCATAAGAATTGTTACAATCTTCATACTGAATATAACAACCTTTGTCATCTTCATCAATCGTAATATATATTTGTAATATATTATCAAAATTTATGATTCTATTTTTTTCTTGGCTTACTATTATCATAACTACCTCCTAAAATTGTATATCCTTTAAACTTTGCTATTTGTAATTCTTGCTTTGTAATCCATTTTTGCCATTTTCCACATTTGCCACAATACAAGCCTCTTCTATCTCCTTGTATTTCTACAAATAGTTCTTCACTATCACATTTACTACATTTATCTTGCATAATTGCCTCCTAATCAATTCTTGGAATATGTTGATAATTTATTGTTTCAAATCCTGCTTGTGTTCTCCCATATACTGCTACTGTTTTGCCTGTGTATTCGCATTTCTTTTTATCTATTGCTTTTACATATCCCATTTTTTCTAATTCTGTTAGCCTTGGTGCTGTATAATTTCTTTCTGTACTTGGTATAAATCCTAAATCAAATAATTCTACTGCTAATTCCTTTGCCGTTTTAGGCTTGTTTAATCTATTTAAGATTTGTATATATCTTATTTTTGTTTTATCTTGTATGTCATTAAAACTCATTTGCCTTGTTTCTGTTGTAATCATTTGTTTATCACTCTCCTATCTGTTTTACACTCATTCTATCTGCAAGTTGTTTTGTAAAATCTTGCATTTGTTGAGGTAATAGTTTTTGTCCTCTTTCTCTGTTTATCAATACTTCATATTGTTTTAAAAATTGCCCTTTTGTAACTGTGTTTATTGTTTCCATGTCCACCATTGCTAATTGTTTTACTTGATTTACACTTCCAAAAAATCTCTTAACTTCTGGGCTATAATTATTAAATTGTTCCTCGGTCATATAAAGACCATTGCTTATCATTCCAATTGCTTCGTTCCATGCCTCTATTCCTGTTTTCTTTGTTGTTGGATTGATTAGCTCTATTGCATTTTTTCTTACTTCATGTATTGTTGGTGGGTAAGGGCTTTCTATTATTGTTTTCTTTACCGCTTGTAAAACCAAGTTATAATCTAAATCTCCTAAACACTCTTGCCATGTATTTAACATCATTTGTTTTTGTTCTTTTGTTTTGTCTGCTATACTTGAATAATTACCAGCCAAAAGTGTTATCACTTGTGTTGTTTCCTGCTTGTTCATCTTCTAACTTTGCCTCCTCCCACAGTTCTTTAAAGTCATCAAAACTGCCTGAATTTGTTTTTTTATAAGTGTTTTGTTTTAACGGAAATATCCCTTGCCAATTATTCATTATTGAATTATTTAATATTGCAATTTGTTCATCTATATTGAGAGTTAGCTTATACAGCTTTTTAATTAACAATTCCAGTCCTCTTGTCGTTAATGGTTTTTTTATTGCTTTTCTCATTATTATAAATTCATATATTGTTTTTATTAATTCCTCATCTGAAAAGTTAGCTTTTATAATTTTGTCAATTTCCGTCTCTTTTTCTTTTTTTATTTTTTCTTTTTTATTTATATCTTTCTCATTATCTATATCTTTATCTTCTTCATTATCATTATCGGCTTTTTTGGCTTCCATTTGGTTTTCTTCAAAACCGTTCGGTTTTTTCTATACCGTTCGTTTTTTTTAGGTCGTCCACCTTTTTTAGCATTTTCTCTATTCTTCTCACATTTGTCTTCGTATTTTTGTCTGTCTTTGTCTAATTGTGTTCTGATAAAAGAGAAAGCCATTTTTAGCATTCCACTTAATTCTGTTATTTTTCCAGTTTCTTCATACAACATAATTGCCCTTAATAATTGTCCTAATTCTTCGTCTGTTAGCAATTCAAATTGTTCTTTATAATCTAAGTAAATTAAAAAACTGCTTTTCATACTTTCTCCTTTCGTAAAATTAAAGGGCTAAAACTTATGTCTAGCCCTTGTTGCTCTTAATCTATAATCATTAATCTTGTTTCTATATCTGTAGGTATATTGCCCTCAAAAACGAAACTATTCTTTAGTATATATTCGTTATATGTATTTGCTGTTTTATTTGCTCTCATCTTTGCTTGCTCTGCCCAACTTTGTTTTTCATCGCTTGTACTATTTTTATATTGTTCATATGTTGCCCTATCTGTCTTATAGCTTGCAATCATACTTCTGCAAGCATCTTCTACCTTTTTTATGGTGTCATAACTTGTTCTATCTCCTATTTTTCTATCTATATAATCTACTTTGTTTGTAAACCAAGTATTAAACCAACCACCAAATACTCCTATAACTGTTAATATAATAATTAATATTATTATTCCTATTGTTATTAAAAAACCTTTCATTATTGAGCCTCCTTATATGTTACTACTGCATCTTTTACTTCAAATGGGATATCACTATATAGATATGTGCCTGACCACTCTACATATTTTCCATCTGGTGTAAAAAAGAATATTCCATTGTCGTTTGAACCATAAGAACCGTCCACATCTGGTAACCACTTATTTTCTCTTGAATATGAACCACCATAAACTAATTCATAATATTCGCTATCTGGCGTTAGGAAACTATTTAAACTTGATATTTTACCATCTACAATAAACTTACCTGCACAAGCTCCATTTTCTAAAAATAATGCTATATAACCCAAAGGTTTTTCTATTTCGCAAACCAATGTGTTGGCTTTTTCTCTTTGACCATTAACCCAATATGTTCTTCTGATCAAGTTATATCTTTCTAAGCTATAATCGATATCTGTCGGTGTTGGCTGATTTTCTGCCAATGTGTTCCCCATATTTAAAGTTGCTTCTACATCTTTCTTAGTATTAGTGCTTTCAGCCTCTGTACAAGCAGTTAATGTAACTAATGTAAGTATTAAAATTCCCACCATAATAATTAATTTCTTTTTCATTTTTCTTTCCTCCTTAAATAACTTTTTCCTATTAATTTCATAAATTCTTCTTCTGTATGTGTTTTCATATATTCTTTTTGTGTATCTATTCTTAATTGTTTTATAACATTTTCATTGTCGTGGCATTTTCTACATAATAGCTTTACAAATTTATGCTCCATACTTCTTTTTCTATTGCTTCCACCATAAACTTCATGTGGGTCTAAGTGTCTTGAATAGTTGCCACAAAACTCGCATATTCCTTCTTTTACTAGGTTTTTATCTCTTTGCCTTTCCAGTTTTGCTAACTTCTTGCTTTTCTTTTTAATTGTTGTAACTTCTTTTTTCTTTTCTGTCTTTTTTTTAGGTACTGGATTAAAACTGTTTGATAAATCTGTTACTATCATTTTTTTACCTCTTTATGGGGCCTTTTGTGGCACTAGCTTAATTTATAACCGTTGCTATCTAGTGCCACAATCCCACTGTTTTAATAAACTATCTATTTCTGCTTGTGGCTTTGTCTCTATTCCTACAGCTTTGCAATCTTGAACTAGATTATCTATTAATCTACTCATCTGCTTGCTATTGTACGAACTCGAGCCATAATATGCATTTATAATTTTAAATTCTGTATCTCCTATGTATGTTGTATCTACTATTTCACAAAACCAAGCTATTCCTCTATCAGTCCATATTTTTTCGAAGGTCTTTACATCTTGTGTCATTATCTTAAATTGCTTAAATATTCCTAATTCTTTTACTCTGCGTTTGTACTCTTCTATTGTGTCTATGTCTTTATAATCACAAACTTCTTGAAGCAATTTCCAAAAGTATTTATTTGCGTCGAGACTACGAGGTTTACGATATTTTTTTAGCTCAATATTTAGCTTATTTTCGTTTTTTAGTTCTTCTACTATACTTAACTCATTTGTATCTAATAAAAGGCTTATTTTAGGTTTTCGTGTATTGAAATCTATACTTATATCATTAATTATTCCGTGTAGTTTGCATTTGGAAAAACTCCTTTCTTCAAACATTCACTTAATATTTGTAACCTAGGTAGATACTCATTATTTATAAATTGTTCATCATATTCTACTTTATTAAATTTGATCCTATCTATATCTATCGCATTAAAGTAATTGTTGTAGTCATCTTCATTTAGTGCATATGCGACTATGTATAAATTTCTGGTATTGTACGCATACATCTCAACCTGTGCTTGTCTCCAGTATTGTTTTGATACTTTAAATTCTTTTTCTATTTTGTGTGTCTTAACTTCATAAATACAGTCTTCCGAATTTCCATCTAAATTTACTCTTAGTCTGTCAATTATTATTTGTTTATCCATCTCTAAATCTGGAATATTCAATGCTTGCAGTATTTTGTGTTCATAATTATTTCCTGCTTTTGTAGCTTCCGTTGAAAAGTTGTTTTGACTTAAACCTAATTTTATTAACCACCAATTTTCGAATGTTTTCGTGTTCCAATTTCCTACAACCATACTTGTATCTGAAGCTCCTATGTAATAACTCCTATCTTGACTTTGTATCAATGTTTGCTAAATCTCTTTCAAAATTACTTAAAGTATCAAAATATGTAAATACCGCCTTTACTTCATCTTCTGTCTTGTGAAGCCTTTCTGCAATTTCTTTTACTGATAATCCTTCTTTTAATTTTTGAGTATAAATTTGTTGACATCTTTCTTTTATTTTAAATATGTCATGTCTTGACAAATCATCTTCCCAGCTATTTTTTGAATCTTTTAATTCTTCTTTCAACCACAAATCAAATCCTAAACCTGTTCTTATTGCAACACCTTTAACAAACAATCTTGTTTGGCAATTCCATAATCTTTGTTGACTCATTGAATTGTCTTTTACTGGATTTGAACCGTTTGTAACAGGCCCTCTTTGAATGAACTCTAAATCGTCTATTACAATCTTTACTGCAGTTTCGTACACTCTGTTTACATTTCCTTTGCTGTCTTCAAATTCTTTATCTGTCATATATAAGCTACTTCCTGTCAATTCATTTACAACAGGCTCAAAATACACTATTCCTGCACCATTTTCGTGCAATAAATCAACAACTTTTGCCCAGTTCAAATAATCTGCTCCATCTCTTTGTTCTATCCACTTACTTACATCGACTTTTCTTAACTCATCATAATTCTTTATCATCTTTCTTCCTCCTTCATTTTTTTTATTTTATTTCTTAATTCATCAGCATATTTATAATCTCTACTGCTCCACGTATCTTGCATTTCTAACATAAAATATTTTTCTTCTAATTCTTCTAATGTTTCTGACATTTTTTCAATTACTCCCCTTGCATTTTTTTATTTTCTGTGCTATTATTTATTTAATCATGTTTAATTAATGAGTTTATTTTGTACTATTTGTTTGAACTGTTTTTCGCAAATAGTACATTTTTTATTTTTTCAAAAGTAATAAAATAGTTTTCTTTGCTTTCTTCTGAATTTTTTATAATGTCTTCTATTTCTTTTATTTTCCTTGCGAAGAATGTTGCTCTTATTTCTGCTATTTCCTTATTTTTAAGCTTGTCCTTATTGTCTTTAAGTTCTTTTTGTAGTTCATCTATAGTTGTTATTAACTCGTAATCTTGTCCAAATCCTGTAACTATCATTACAATAATTGCTACAACAAACCCTAAAATTATACCTATAAATACTTGCATCTCTCTTCCCTCCTTTACTTTTAAATTTGTTTTTTATATAATTACCTCGAAAGCGAGGTGATCATAATGGCTGATGTTTTAAAGTACTATGCTCTAGTAAATAATATTAAAGTTCAAACACCATTTGTTGATGAATTTCCTATGACCAACAAGGAAATTTACAAACAATCTGACGATGTTCTTAAAGCACGTTTCGAATACGCTAACGGATTAATCTATGAGGTTGACATTAGTCCAATTATTAGCTTTATTCGTTCTAACAAGAAATTAAAACAAATGCCTGACGGTTCTTATCAGTTTGAGATTTAATAATCATACTTTTACTGGTTATTAAACAATATTTGTGGTTAATGTATACTTTTACATTGCCACTATTTTTTTGAATTTCTTCCACTTTCTTTCCCTCCTTTCTATCCCAATATTCTATTTAGCTTTCTATCTAACTTGTTCAAGCCTTTCCATATTTCTTGATATAGATTGATCTTGAAAACTTTATAAACCATAACTTCTGTTACTATTGCTAATATAATTGTTCCTACTAGCTCTGCTACTACTACCATACTGCATAAAAATAAATCTACTAAATAACTTATCATTTGTTACACCTTCTTTCTTAATTAAAAATTTGCATGCCTTTTGTTTGCAATATTTCTTTGAATTTTTCAAGTTCTATGCAATAGCCACCAAAATTTGTGCCGTATTTCTTGCAAAATTGAGTAGCTGTGTTTACATTTACTCTATAGTTCTCTGCTATTTCTTTGGCGTATAGCAGTTTAGGTAAATTATTTTGTTTTGTGTTTAGGATAGTTTCTAACAATTCGTTAGTTCTTTGTTGTTCTCGTAATATTTGTTCTTCCAACTCATCACCCTCTTTCTTATTTAATTTGCACATTTACTATTGTCAACATTTTTAATAAAAAAAATATCATCAAAGTTACATTTTAGTGCTTTACATATATTAACCGCTAATTCTGGACTCGGGTTTCTTTCTCCTTTAGCTAATAACGATATTGAAGTTGGATTTGAATTGGCTTTTCTTGCTAATTCCCTATATGTAAAGCCTGCCGTTACTATTTTTTCTATAAAATCATCTAAATTTTTTACATATACTGTTCTATTTGCCATTTTTGTTTTACACCACCTTTCTGGTTGACTGTTGTAAACATTATATCATCTAGTTTACAATTGTCAATAGTTTTTTGAAAATTTTTTTAAAATTATTTACAATTGTAAATTTGTATAGTATAATTACA